TGGATCGGGCAGCATCGACGTCGTGTAGTTGAACGCCATCGTGGCGCCGTTCTCAACGAACGTCGACGTGTTCGACTGCGTCACGTCGCTCTGCCACAACGAAGCGTTCACCCCAATCGGCGTCATGATGAACGTGTTGTTGTAGGCGGCAATCATGGACGCCGGGAATGAATGCGGGCCCGACCACTTTTTGCGTGAAATGTCGAACCAGTATTCCTGCTGCGGCGAACCGGCAGCGAGCCCGTTCTGGACCGAAAGGCGCAGCACGTTGTTGTTTGATGACGCTTGCACGCGCGAAGGCACCACGCTGTAGATGAACGGCGCGTTGACGCCATCGCCGTCCACGCCAATCGGATCGGTAACTTTGGCGTTAAAATCAATCAGGCGCAAACCGTCGGGCGCGAGGAACGTCAGCCCGCGCGGCGTCGATGTCACAGACAGCGGGGAGAGCGTCCCGGTCGCCGCGTTCAGCGAATTCTTGGCAAGCGTTCCGAGCGCAGCATCGCCCGTGATCTGGTAGATATTCGTGGAGCCCTTGAACACAATGAGCGCCTGGATGATCCCGCCCAGCTGGTTGAACAGCGCCAGCCCGGCCGCAACGGTAAGCGCTACGTTGTCATCGAACGTCACCACCTGCGAGGCATTGGTGATCGTACCCGGGACCAGGATATCGGAATAGTAGGCCCCAGGCTGGCCAGTCGCAGGGTTGACCAGATACCACGCGCGGCCGTTGAAATTGGCCACCCACGTTGGAAGCGCCGGCAGCGGATTGATCGTAGTATTTCCGGCGGACCAGACGGGCGCCGCCGGGTTGCTTATGTCGAGAGTACCGAAGGCGAACCCACCGCCGAAATTGAAGCCCGGATGCGTGACGACCATCTTGGTGCCAACCAGGGCCATCGACGGCGGCACCCACGCTCCTGCCGACGCAGGGCTGGCAGGCGTGTTGGCCTGCGTAATCCCGCCGATGAAATCAAACGTGCCAGACACAAGGTTGTAGGAAAACGGCGCATCGTTGCCCGGTAGCGATGTTGTCGCAATCATCCCGTAGGCGCGGTTGCCCACAACCTCGAGAGCCGAAATGAAGCCCTGCGTGCCGCCAAACAAACCGAACTGGAAACCCGACGAAAAACCCGAGCTGAACGCCCCGCCGGCAAGATTGAAATTGACCAGCTTGCTAGCCGCCGGCCGGCATTGCCACAGATTGGCGGTCGACGCATCGGGAATAAGGTTCGACAACATCGCCATCGCGCCTGCGAACACGTTGGTGCTGTCCACCGCATCGGACAAGCCGTGCGGGGAAAAATGCAGCGGGCTGGCGTTGCGCAGCCCCATCGGTCAAGTCCCGAAGCAAATATAGGTAAATTTGAAATTGGCCGTGCTGGCGAAATTCACCACCAGCGAGGCCGTAGTTGGTGTGATCGCGCCCGTCAACGGCGACGTAAGCCCGCTCGCCACGCAGTTTGGAGCCGCACCATAGGCAGTGCCAAAAGACAGCGTGCAAGTCGTTGCCGCAGCCGTCTGCCCGGTAATCGTGCCCGTGGTGTCGTTGCCGCTCACCACCGATCCGGCGCCATTGCAGCCTGCCGTCAACGTTGGCGCTACGCCGCCGGTATGATTCACATGTCCGCCAGTCGCAGAGACGACCAGGACCGTAGAACTGCTCGTTGCGCCGTTGAGCGTCAGTTGCCCACCCGTGCCACCGTTCGCTCCAAGCGCGGGCGTAGCTGTCCACGATGCGCCAGTAGCGCCTGTTGACACTGCCACCTGCCCCGCGGCTGCCGGGTTTGACAGGTTCAACCCATTCGCGCCTTGCGCCTGGAACACAGCGCCGTTGAGCGTTGTCATGAACGTACGAACGCCAGCCGGCGTGATCGCACCTGTCGTATTGTCGGGGAACGTCGACGCAATCGCGGCCGTGACTGTCGCTTGCGTTGTCTGCGCCTGTGCGGGAGCTGCCAGCGCCGCGAGCAGCCCAAGCGCCGCAAAGAATTTCCGCATGACTACCACCCTATGGTTTTGGTGTTGGGAAGTCGGTTCCATGACGATCCACCGAAGCGCCGCCGGTCCAGCTCAACCGTGCGTGCGCGCCCTTCCGGGTCGTCCTTCAAGTTCAGATAACGCCGCAAGATCACGCCTGCACCTTGCGGGTTGATCTTATCATCCGCAGTCAAGAACGACGCCGCGCGGTCGTCGTCCGCAATCGCCATCATTTCGCCGGTCAGGCGCGTAATCAAATACTGCTGGAACGGGAACCACGGAATTGTCGAGCTCGTTTCGGGCGTGGCAATGTCCGGCATCAGCGAGTAGTAGCGCACCGTCACCGGAACCGCGATTGACGGCGGCGGCCACACGAACTCTTGCGCTTGCCCGACGCCCGGCTGCGGCGACGTCTCAACATAGAAATCGCGCGGGAAATCCGAGAACCCCGGCAGCTGCGTCAGCACATCGTATTCCCACTGTTCGCAACGAATCATGGAATACGGCTGGCCGTTGTAGGTGTAGAACTGCTTGCCCTGCTGCGTGCGCAAGTAATCAGCCGGCAGCAAATACGGGCCCGTCCCGCTGTTGTTGCCGGCCGGGCCCGTGTTGAAAGTGAACGTGGTCACCTTGCGCGCCTGTGCAAGGTCGTAGCTCATGCACAAGTCTTGCAGAATCGTGTTGAGTTTCTGCCCCGCCTGAGACGTCATCCCTGACGTCTTGGCCGCCTGATTAGCCAGAGTTACGATCTGCGCTGCTGTCAGGGGCATCGGGGCCTACCAATCCTTCAAGCCGGGCAATTTCGGTCTTGTAGTGCTCAAACCCGCCCTTCCATTTTTCAATGGACTGTTCCGTAGCGAGCCGCGCCTGCCGCTGCTGTGCCGATAGTTTGGCGGGCGACCAGTCGCCTTTGCGGCCCTCCTGTTCGTACGCCTCGCGCGCCGTGGCGTCCAGCAGCTCGCGCTGCACCATGACGCCCTTCAACTGCAGCTCGTGGTCCGCCAGAGCGCGGTAGGCTAAAGCGAGCTCCTGAATATGGACCTGCCGGGTTGCCGACTGGTCCATCCGGTCGAACAACTCGTTGAGCTGATGCAACGGCGTGTCGACTGCCACATGCGCCTGGAACACAATGCTGCGCCCCAGCTTCTCGTTCATCACAATCTGGTACGAAATCCCCAACGCGTTCGCCGCGTCAGCCACCACCACCTTCGCATCCGTCATGGTCCAATTCCCAACAGCGCCGCTGGCGCCGCTCCCTGTAGTTGACCCGACGACACCGTCAGGTTCCGTGGATTACGGTTGTCGGTAAAGTTACCAATACCGACATGGGACGGCGCCGTGTTACGACGCCGCGTCCGCGTATCGCGAACCTCTGTTTCTTCCTCGTGCGCCCACCCGCGCGCCTGCTGCTCAGCCAAGACGGCGAACACATTGGGCGTGACATGGTGTAGCTGCTGGTGGAAATACTGCACCCCGTCGAGCATGATATACTCGGAGTGCCCGGCGAGGTTGAGAAAGATCGGAATCAGCTGTTGCTGCGGGTCGACTGCCTTGCGTTCCTCTGCTAAGTATTGGTCAAGCAGCGCAGTTTCCTCGCGCGCCTTCAACTCGTTCGCCACCATCAGCTTCGCCTTTTCGCGAATGGCAGCCTTCTCTTTGTCCGACAACGCAACAAACCCTTCGGGATCGTCGCGCTGCTTTTCAAAGAAAACACCGTGCTTGCGTTCGGGCTTGCCCGTATTCAACAGCTTGCTCATGGTGCGTGCGTCCATAGTCCGTTGGCGATGGTATCGGCGGACAATAGAATAGGCCAGCCCCGGCTGTCCACCCCTACCCAATCGCCAGGGAAAACACGCAGCACCCCGCGGTTGGGGACGTACAGGCGCCCGTCGGTGACCCACCCGCCCATGGGGCCGGGCAAGCCGGCGACGCGGTTCTGGTCGTCGCGGATCGCGTTGTTGACCGTGGCGAAGTCGGCCGCAGCTGCAACGCTGGACGAAACCACGCCGGCCGGCGTGATGAACGACCCCGGGGCCTGTAGGGCCTGCGGGATCGAGTTGTTGGCATTGGTGCCGAGCGTCGACGTGGCCATTTAGCCGCCCTCCAAAGTTAGACTTGTTTAGCCGGCGGACTAAATTTACGGATTGCCGGTGGGCCAGCCCTGCGCAATCGCCAGATTGGACGCGAGGTTGAGCTGCGCCGCGATATCGACCGCCATGGCGTTCGTGAGGTTGGTCACGTCGGTGGCGTTCAAGATCCCGCCGGCGCCGCTGCCCGGCGCCATGTAACCGCCCTTCTGCGCGACCAACCCGAGCGTCTGACCCGTCCCGCCGCCGCCCGGCGCATTGGGAGCATTCAACGCACTCATCGGGCCTACGCCCGGCCCTACCCAATCAAGGTTCGCTGTCACTCGCAACCGGTAAGCCATTGTGTTTCTCCTGTTTCCAGGGGGAGGCAGCAATGCCTCCCCCGCCAGTGGCACTCGGCTGTTACCCGAAGGTTACGCTAAAGGCCGATGTTGATTCGATGCGCATGAAAAACTGCACGTTCTCGAGCAACGTCCCGTAGAACGCCTTCCAGCCCACGACGCGCAGCTGGTTCAGCGGATCGCCCTTGTCGGGATCCTTGAGGTAGGTGAACCGGACGTTGTCCAGCTTGACTTGCCCGTAGGCGCCGCGGCCGAAGATGAAGCACGGGTAGACCGTGATCCCGTTCGCGGGCGCCGCCGGCGGAACCTGCGCTACGCCCACCGACGTGAGCACAACGGTCTGCCCCGGCGCGAGCTGGGTTGCCTGCCCGGCAAACGGGCCGGACGTCGGACCCGCGGCACAACCCGCGAGGTTGAACGGCGTGTTGACGCCCGCGTTGATGTAGACGTTGAAGGTAAAGCCCGCGAGCGCTGGCAGCACAACGGAAATCGACCCGTTGGGGCCGGTCACGTTGATGGCGTTCGACACGCCATAGATGCGCGACTCGTACTGGTTCTGCGTGTCGGACGCGGTGACCTGAATGAAATAGTTGGCGTTCGTCGCCAGATTGCCTACCAACCCGGCCGTGCCCTGGATCGCTGTCACCCCGGTGAAGAAGGGGACGAGGTTCGACCGGCAGAAGCGAATGCCGCCCCACTCCCCGAGCTCGTAGTTGTAGAGCCGGTTGATATCGGAGTAAGTCCAGGCTTGGTTGATGGTGGGGTTTTCGCGCATGTCCGCCACCGCGAGGGTGTGGAGCACCGCCGTGTAGTGCGGCATCTTGCGCGGATCGCTTGACGCCTTGGCGCCGCC